CCTTATTTCCGCTTCAAGGCTTTTCCAATTTGTTTGTACCCTATTATAGCATAAGCTTTATTAAGACATGTTGAAAATTGTTGTGTTTGCATTTTGTCGATTTTATCGAGTGGCCAAGAAATAATGATAAAAACAATAACCGTTAAAATGCGGTATTTTAGCTAAAATTTTTGCCGTATTTTTGCCGCCCAAAGAAAAAGAGCAGGGATTTCTCCCCGCCCCGTCTTTTAAGTAGCGGTGCATATAAAAACCATCTCATATAATCCTCCTTGAGTAGTAATAAAACTAATTTCTCGCAACAAGGAATCCTGCTATAAATGCCAATGGTGTTCCTATTGCCCATGCGTCACGTTGTCTTTTTGCCAGTCTCAATTTGTGCTTCAACTCGTCGATTTCTTTCTTCAACAATTCTAATTCTTTCTTGCACTCGTTGATTTCTTTCTTCGCTTCTGCCAATGAGATCTTCGCACTGTTTAATGATATCTTGATTCTGCCCAATTCCATTTCTAAGCTGTTGCATTTCTTGAGTAACCTCTCGGCTTGTTCCCGTTGCTCGTTCGAGTTCAGCGTCAACATGCTCAAGTTCTGTTTCAGCATCGCTAATTCTGTCATCTGCTCTGTCCAGTCCGTTTTGAAGTCGTTCCATTCTTGGACTGTCATTGTGATGTATTCCGTAGTCTCCTCGGCTTGCAATAAAAACGATGGAGAAAATAACAAGAATGCACAAAATAATACTTTTGTAATGTATTTTGACAAAATTGTACACATTATCAGTCCTCCTCATCTTTTACGCAAACATTTTCCCATTTCCTGTAAGAATCAAGATATGTTTCTTTTTTGTCTCCGTTGTATGTGACTTCGTAATACATTCCGTCGGATATTGTTGTGCTTACCAACGCTTTCCAGTTCTGCAATGTTTTACTAAACCATACGATAAAAACTTCACTTTCTTTCAGTTTTTTATTATCTGTTATCTCTACATGTTCATTGTAGTAATCGATAACGATCTGTTTTGCTTTTTCCTGATAGTTCATTTTTATACCTCCATCACAACATCTGCATCAAACAATTTTCCTTCAATATTTTCAGATTCCGTGTACTGCCAGATATGGGCACCCGGATAATCACATTTTGAATCAAACTGCGCACACCATATTGCACATCCGCCCAGCTGATCAACATCCAGAATATTCACCAGCCAATCATAACAAGAATACAGTCCCACATATTTATAGCCTGCATCCCACAAGCGATTAATGAAGACGTTGCAGATGTTTGTCAGTTCCTGATTATCCGGCATGCCATGACGTTCTTTGTAACCATCCCCATCTTCCATGTCGAACCATACGCCCATCGGTAATTTATCTGTAGTCAAACCGCACTCTTCAAGCGTCTGAATAACAAAATCCGCTTCGATACCTGCCACATCGTCAGATAACGCATAAGAATAATGGTAAATGCCGATTTTCAGTCCTGCTTTTAAAGCGCCATTCACATTGTCGTAAAATTGGCTATCTAAGTGTCCTTTACCATAGCCGATGCGGATGATGGCAAACTCAAAGCCTGCCGCTTTTACAGCACCCCAGTCTACTACTCCATTATTTTCCGATACGTCTATCCCCTTCATTGTTTGCCGCTCCTTTCTCTGCTGCATCGGAATCACCGTTCCGATTTTTGTTGACAGAAAATACTGATATAAAAGTAACAGCCCCGACTACTGCCGGAGCTGCATACTCTTTGAAAAATGTAATCAACTGTGCCGTATTAGCTGTGCCTGTTCGGTAAAAATCATGAAGCCACGAAAAGAGAACCATGAAAAACAGAATCAGAAGTCCGGCCCCATAAAGATATACCACTTTCAAAGACGTGTTCGCACGCCTTGAAATACGCGGTACATACCGCGTCCACAGTTTTTTGATTTTCTCAAACATTACATCACCTTTCCTATTAATGCAATTACTACGGAAATGATGGTGGAAATCAAACCAGCTACTTTATAGATATTATCGATCCTATGGTGTGCCGATTTAGCGCTTTGTTCCGCTCTTTCATGCGCTACTTGCAGTCGTTGTATTTCAGGAAGCATTTCAACAAGCATGTCTAATTTTGTCTCAATTCTGACGATTCGCTCTAATGCTTCCGGATTTATATCCCCCATACTCAACGAATATTCTCCTTTCTTAAGGCTCTTCTTGCAATTCTGACCTGTGACATTTGTATTTCATCCAGCCTCTTTCGTTTAGCTTCACTGGATAAATTACTTTTCATGACTGCTTTCTTTGCCAGGTTAATATTCTGAAAAGCTTTCACAGCATTCTTCATCTGTTCAAATTCCCGCGGATCGAATCCGTCCATCCGCCTATGCAGTTCCCGCCCCGCATTGAATAGTTTCAGCTGCCTGTCATAGGCATCATAAACTTCCTGTACGCTTTCACTGCTTGCGTATGGCGTGGCGGTAAATCCACGAATCCCCGGCTGTTCAGAAAATCGTTTTGCCGGACGCGTTTCATCCAGTCCTGCCACTCCGTCTGTAAGTGTCAATCCCAGTCCGGCAAGACTGCCGCCATATCCGCGGATGGTATTATCTACTTTGCGGGGAGAAATACCGAACGTTTCCCCTATTTCTCGGCCAACTGCTGATGTGTAAGGGCCATACTGTAATTCAGGAATTGTATTCTGCTGGCTTTGCGGTACGATATCGCGCCCCATAAAGATTGAATGATTGGTCATCGCTTCAATAGCCGGCACTAATGCAGTCGGCAGGAAGGATGGAGCCATAGAATCAAGTACAGAGCCGGCAAGGCCTTTGAATCCCGCTCCCTTTTGTTTCCTTTTTTTGTCATAATCCCACTGCAGCATACGTTCAGGAACGGTGCCGAAAAGGATCCCAAGCTCAAAAGGTTTGGGAATTTTAATCAATGTGTCTTTCGCGGGAATAATCCAGAAAATATCTTTCTGCCACTGCGGCAGTTCCTGATACCGGGGATCGTCCTTGTTGAGTTCCCAAAGCAATACTGACGGCAAGGTAATCCACATAGCCGTTTTTACTGTCATATCCATCGGATTCGCTTTCCATTCACGAAACATCTTATCCGTTCCCTGAATAGCCGCATTGAAAAAGGCAATCGTCTTATTCAGTGATTTTGTGTGAGAACCTATTCGTGAAAAGTCCAGCGTCACATCACGGCTTTCAAGCGCCGCTTCCTGAATACTACCCGGGTTTCGCTTTCTGCTGAACAATCGATTTCCGATGCCTGTATACCCTTTCCGGACATTATGAAATTCTGCCAAGCGTGTAGCCATTTCCGTGGCTTCGGATAATCCACGTAAAACTTCAATCGGATTGGTAGTAATCATCTTCTTGACGCTTGGCCGCTGCAAGAGCTCTCTCATTTGTCCGGAAAGGTAATTCCTATCCAGAGAAACAAGATTAGCCTGTGCCGCACCCGACCGCATGTATTCCCAATACGTATTGCCCTTTTGCAGATACAGCCCCAATCCTTTAAGAGTGTCTACAACGGGGATAAATCCATGTTTAGAGTAGATCGTAGCGGAAATCATGTCGCGTACGGGGTTACGCAGAATAAATTCCGGCCCCAACGTCGCCCCGGCACGAAGCCATTTTGCAGGGTAGGAAAGAAGCTTCGTAAACATGTTTGCACCTTCCGGATTCAACATTTTAAATGCCTGATACAATTCCGGTGTCGTGTTATAAACGACTTTCTTTCCGTTTCTCCACACACTGAAACTATGATCCGTCACCTTTGCCGCACCGGACACTTTTTCAATCAATGCTCCCATGCCATCAACGTTTGCCAGTTTTACAATAGACTGCCCGACTTTATTCCGTTCGATGGCACTCATTATTGAGAAAGTATTCCGGATTATTCCTTCCAGTGGGTCTACTACATCTAAAGTGCTGCCGCGCATTTTCTTTGTGACAGCCCCCACATTAGCAAATCCTTTTCCTGTTCCATTCCTTTGTGCTTCTGCAGCTTCATAAAATTCACGGAAGAACGGTACATAATGAGGATATTTATTCTTCATGGCCATTGCAGCCTTTACCGATAACATACCGGCATCTACAGCATTTGCAAGCAGGAAATCATTATATCTGTGGATTTCCGTAGCGGCTTTCGCGAAAACAGGATTCTTCTCATAATGCTTGATGACGTCAAAACATTCTGATTTTGTAAATCTCGTAATCAGTGGTGTTTCATCTCGCGGTAAGAATGTATTCCAGTGGTTCATATCCAATTCGCGTAATGCGGTCAGATATGTAGAAAAATCTTTCAGCTGATTATCCGGGATTTTTTGGATAATCTCTTTAAAAGCGGGGATTCTATGCTTGGGCGAACCATTCTGCAGAAGGGCTTCTGCTTTACCTGCCCAACCGCGCGCAAGCCACGCCTGTTTGAATGCGTTTTCTTCTATCCTTAACTTTCTTCCCGTGCGTTTTTCTACTTCACCGATAAGTTCCTCTAATGGATGAAGTTCATCCACCATTGTAGTATACGGCTCATGATAAACTTTCCGTGCGACTTCCTTAGAATCCTTAAAGAATTTCAACGTTTTCCGCAGTAGATTTTCTTTACCGCCAAAAGAAACAGAACCTTTCATCCGTTCCCATACCGGCTGCGCATACCATTGATGCCCGACATAAGACAATTTATCCACTGCAGCGTGCAGGTCTTTATCACCTTCCAATATTTGTTTGAATTCTTTATAAAACAGTGGGAAATCAGAGGCTGCTGTTTTACGGCGCGTAACATAGTCATGGAAAAATTCAGCAATCCCTTCCTTTCGGATGGTTTTTATGCCACCTTTGTTATAGGCATTTCCGAAACGTTTATGGATAACATTAGAAAATTCCGTATCAAAACCGGGACGATTGCTGAATTTAAACCTTGCATCCACATAGTGGCCAAGTTCATGCATAACAGTTCGAGGATCCCCGAATGTTCTTGTTCGTATAATATCCGTTTTAGGGTTATACCAGCCGTTGGTGCCTTTCTTACCGACACGCCCCTTCTTGATAGTAGCTCCGAAAATGCTATTTACATCATCAAGAATCTGTTTGCGTGAAATCGTCTCTCCCTGCCATGTGGTCAAGTCATTGCCGGCCGCTTCCTCAACAGGTCTTGCCATAAATGACCGTTCATCACCCGGCAATTTTACTTTTCCTGTTTCTTCTGCTACAATAGAGTTGCCAGATGGGTGGAGCTGGGTATCCGGCGTTGAACCCCTATCACTGGAGGGTTGCAGAGGATACCCTGACTGACGACCTCGAATATTTTCGCCGACGTAAATTAATTCGTCGGCGTTTTTTATATCTCTTGAAAGCTGATTAATAGCATTGTTGCGATGTCTTGGCTTATCCATAGCCGTACTTGAAGAGATAATTTTCCCTTTATCGGTTTTATCCATGCTGACCGCTATTTGATGTAACAAATTATCTTTCCCGCGCCATAGATTCACATAGAGTTTTCTTCCGTTCTTTTGCTTAAGAATAAAATCCGGATTTTGAACAGTATCTTTTATCAACCCAGTTGCAAATGCCCGGCTGTCAGAAATAGACATATTCTCGCCATGTCCGGAAGTAAAAGCTTTAACTGCGTCATCTACTGCATTTTTGTTTTCTTTGTCAAAAATAACTCTTACTTTTTCTCCCATCGGATCGTCTATTCCGTCAGCAAGTTTAAGCGTTTCCTGACGTGCATATTCAAATTTCTGTTTTTCCGGTAAATCTTTGAATGCGCTATATTCCGTTTCGTCATATGTACGGAATACTTCCTTAGGAATAGTTCCATTTTTGATATGATCGGATAATTCTTCCGGAGTAATATCTTTCACCGGATCCTTCATGAAATTTAAATTTGCTTCTTCCGGCGCGGCCTGTTTCACATCTTCCGCAAAATCATTGAGCCCGTTCTGCATGGGACGCTGCATCGGACGGACACTGCGGCCGTCATAGACTTCTCTGGCTATCTGCTGGCGGTATGCATCATTGGCCACTGCCGGATCCGGACGTTCATATTGTTCGCGGACAATACGTGCCGCTTCTTCCGGAGTGATATTCGGATTCTTCCGGAGTGCTTCAAAAGCCGACCGTTCCGTTGTATTCATCTCTTCGGAAATAAAATCTACCTGTGTACGCCAATCTTTAGGATCCAGTCCGTTTTCTTTGGCAAATCTCTCTAAATGCGCTTTCCTGTCGCCCGTCCATTGTACCAGTCCATGAGAATTGTACCCATCTCTTGAAAGTGCTTCTGTATCAAACATGGATTCCTGCGCAATATTTCCGGTAATCCCCGCCGCCTCCGAATCAGTAAATCCATTTTGGCGGAGCCGGTTATATACATCCGTTTTTATATCTCCAGTTTCACCGTATTCTGGCGGCAGGTTTGTTTCTTTAAGTGCCTGTGTACCCATCTCTGTATCACGGGCTAAATCGTCAAAACCTGTTTCTCCGCCACGTTTAAAAGAATCAAAAAAACGACCTTTCGAATTAGCAATGCCGCTCTTTACAGGATCAATAACATGTTCATTAAACGGTTCTGTGATATGCTCGCGAATAGGCTCGCTGATACTTTTAGGCGTTGCTTTTTTTATGCCTTTTGCCGCTCCGTGAATGACCGCGCCCGGTAAGAACACTTTATCCCACAATTCGGTCGGATTATCCACGAGATTTTGTGTAAATTCTCCCGGGTTATTCTTAAATTCCTTTATCGGTTCCCATACAGGATCCAAAAGAGCCCCTTTTGCTGTGCTGATAACAGGCGTGCCGTCGTCATTTGCAATGTTCTGGTCATAAGTCTGCATGGTAGAATCGACAAGAGTCGGGACAGCTAAAGCACCGCCTGCCATGCGGACAATGCCGGGCATACCGGGCGTAATGGCGGTGTACCCGGCAGGCTTGCCTACCAATTCATTGTAGACATTCATTTTTGCCCGGTTATAATTTTCACCTTCAAAGCCTTGCGTTGGATCTTCCATATTGATGGATTCTCCGTTGTTATATGCTTCCATGGCACGTTCTCCGGCAGCCGTAATTTCATTGCCGTAATTTTCTATCGCTTTGCCGGCATTAGCCGCGTAATCAGAAAGAGTATTCCATACATTGGCTTTTGTCTTCTCCCACTGCGCTTTACGCGCTGCACGCCCTTCTTCATAAGCGTCATCGATGCTGTTCAAAAAGCCTTTGGCCTTATCAAGCAAAGACGAATCCTGCGGCGGCTGATTCTTGAATTCATCAAAATATCTTTCACCGCCAGTATTACCGCCAGCGCGCTGAAATTCATCAAAATAACCCATATTTTACCTCTTTACGGTACCCATACTGCATAGAAACCGAGTCCTTCGTTTCGTAATGCCTGCTGTACTTCTTCTTTGGACATATGCTGCCGCATTTCCATGATTTTATTACTGAGACCTTGCTCATCATTCACAAGCTGTTTCTGCCCGCCTGTTACATCTCCCGGCTGTCCGGGCTGCTGCAAGCCTAAAACCTGTTGCAGCTGTGCATAATAAGGAGATTTTGCGGGATCGAAATCATCATCATACATATGTTGCTTCTCGTACATCTGCTGCAAGTGACTTAGCTGTGAAATAATCTGTGAATTGTACCCGCTCGTTCCGGGCCCTTGCACTTCTCTTGCCGTACCAGGAATAACCTGCCCGCTTCTGACATCAAATAATCCGCCGCCGGTATTCACATAAAAACGTCGCGGATCTTGCGGCGGTGCATAATTCCCCATCTGCTGGACAGCTCCTGTATCGCCATTGATTCCTACAAGCTGGCCATTTGGCATTGTCTTATAAGAAATATTCGGCTTATCCAACGCGTTGATGTTATTTAGCATATTCATATCAATCTGTGGAAGCCCCAGCTGCTGAGCACGGTAATTATAAGCGGCAATCCGCGGCGCCATTGCCTTAAGCTTTTTCGGATCATAACCGCTGACTGTCGCATTCCCGTCTTTATCCGTGGTATAGACAAGCTGATTCAAGATATCCTGCCGTGCCGGCTCAAGCACACTATCTTGATAGGCACTAAGCTGTTTACCATATTCTTCTGCTGTGTCATTTTCAAGCATTTCCTTTGCCATGCGCGCCGCTTCCTGTTGTCCATAGCCGCTCTTGATGAAGCTGACATACGCCGCCCCGGCTTTATTCCTAAGTGATTGCTTTATCTGACTCCTATCAGGGGCACTTGGCTGCGTTTGTGTTTGCGGCTGCGCCTGCTGCATATTCAGCTGATAATGAGGGACGGCCTGTTCTAATGCGTCCTGCCCCGCCGGAGCCGAAGATTGCAAAGGCTGTGTGCCGGCAGTGTTAATCTTGAAATGGGGCATTGCTTTTTCAAGACCATCCTGCGCAAAAAGGCCGCTGCCCATCTGCGGGGTCTGCGGCTGTGTCAATTGAGACAAAAGTCCCGGGGACTGTTCCTCTTGATAGCCCCCGAATACTTTTGTTGCATAATCTTTAGCATTGCGGGTATCATGTATCTTCTGCAGACGGTTTGCCGCCCACAGTCCCGCCAGATTCCCGATCTGATCCCATGGTGATTTATCCTGTACATAGATAACACTCATGATTATTTACCCGCTTTCTTAGCAACCGTCTTTCTTCTTGTTGCCGGCTTCTTAGCTGCCGGCTTTTTCTCTGTTTCATCCGTTGTTTCTTCTGCAGACGTTTCCTGCATAAGTTCTTCTGCAGAATCTTCTGTTCTCTGTTCTGCAGGAACAACGTCAACCGCTTCTGCAGGAATAATGTCTCCATCCGGGTCATTACCCGCTTTGTCAGCTTCTGTCAAGCCTTCCGCCAAGATACCGTTTGCATAGAACATATTGTCACCGGTCAATTCCAGTTCATAAACCTTTTCTTTTCGACCGGTTTCTACAATTGATGTAATCGGTTCAAATCCGTTTACTGTCATGACACTCTCACCTTCGGAAAGTTCGGTTAAAGATTTCTTTCCGTCAGGCGTCATAAATACTTCTGTCTGCGTAGTTTCTACTGTGCAGGATGGCGTATGAAGCTCATAAATATCTGCCTCACCCATGTCATGAAGTTCTGTAACTTCATTCACCGTGTCAAGAGAAATAACCTGATCACCAAATGCCATCTGTTCAATGGCAACTGCACCTTCCGGTGTTGAAATTTCTGTTCCTGCTGTAAAGCATGCAAAATAACTTCCTAATCCGCTCATAAGACCTCCAAAGAATCCGCCGCTCCCTTGCCGTACAACCGTCTGTGCAGGAGAAGCTACTGAATACCGCTGTTGTGATAACTGAGATAATAAACCTTGCGTTGGTGCGTTCTGTCCTGTCGCCATCGCTAAATATTTCATCGGCGTGTTGGTCGCCGCTTCCTGCGCCGTTGCCGCTGTTTTAATCGGATCCGTTGCCATCTGCTGCGACTGGTTCGCCAGCTGTGACAGCGTTGAAATCCCCTGCTGCCGGTTGTTAAAATTCGTATTTGCCAAATCAGCCTGCTGCCCGTAGCCGGAAAGTTGGTTCCTGAACATATCACCCAATAGCCCCGCCTTACCGTTAATGCCCGCCAATTGACTGTTATAAGCCTGTCCGGCAAGCCCGGCCGCTGTCTGCATATCGTTTCCGTACTGTGCGGCCAGCGTATTGGACGCATTTCGGGAAATATCATTGAATGCGCTGTCCGCCTGTGAAGAATTGATAATTCCCCGGCTGGCCAGTCCGGACAATGTATTTCCGACCGTATTCGTTAAATCAGCTTGTAAGGCTTTCTGCCGATTCTCCGCATAAGAAGATGGCAGCACACCGTTTAACAATCCTTGCATAGCAGTATTATTGTTCTGCATGGCCGTATTGTATTCAGACGCCAGTTCTTTATTCCCCTGTGTCATAGACTGAATAGCATTCCCCAGCAAACCAGAGAAACGATTGTTAGCCGCTGCATTAGCGTCTGTATTTGCATTTACCTGTGGAATCAGTCCCTGTACCAGCTGATTATTGGCCGCCGTCTGATTTTGCGCCCGATCATACAATGTTTGCCAATTGGGATTCGGCGTAACTTGCTGGCTGCTTAATGCTTGATTAGCCATATTCAGCAGGTTTTGTGCCACCGGCTGTGTAGTCTGTGCCCATTTCAGCTGTTCGCCAAGCAGCCCTTTTTCCTCATCGGACATCTGTGGCACTTGCGCCGGCGTTGTCGTTATCTTTGTCCCCTTTTTCCCGAACAGCTGTAAATCAAATAATAGCATGCAATCTCCTTTCTACTGTAAATTCTCAATTGTGCCGGTCAGCACATAGTAATGACGCCCCTCGTAGTCATAATCTTGTTCCGGATGGTGAATCATCTTCCATCGGCGTATATGTGCTTTCGGATTGCGCGTCGTCATTGTCACGATATCTTTTACTTCGTTAAGCGCCATCACCTCTCTGATGTAGTCAACCATTTTGTGAAACTTGCCGTATGTTTCAAGAATCTGGAAATAAACGATTCCCTCATACTTAATCAATTGCCAGAAAAGAAATCCGGCATTCGGAAAAAACTTGAAATGCGTTCCCTGTTTATCATGAAGATCATCATCAAAAAAGAACCCATCAAAACTGACGGATTCGCCAGTGATACGTTCATAATCTTTTATCATTTCCTGTAAACTTGATAATTTCAATTCATCTCATCACCCTATCTTGTTCATGAATTATTGATCTCTTGTGACCACCAAACGATAAGCGGGTCATTTGCTTCAAACAAAGAAACGAGAACATTCCCCCCAACGTATATCACCCATTTATGTTCTTTGAAACTTTTAACACACAAAAACGTGTAAACTGTTCCCGGAGTGACATTTACATATTTATCCCATTCTCCCGCCGATGTACATTTTATTTTCGTAATCAATCGAGGACATGTCCAGTCATAAGACGCACCATTATAATTTTGTGCTGTAAAACTGCCAGTTGGGATTGCTACTTTTAAAATCGCAAATTCCCGTCCCGCACTGGCTACATAACACCGTAAAGGACTTGCCTGCGGGTCATTAAACTCCCCCAGTTTTACATAGCCATCTCTTCCGTCTACATTGACATACGTTCGCGGGTCTGGACATTCGTTCTGGTCATCATATACATCACACTGTCCTGTTTCCCCGTTCTCTTTCTGATAATATAAATGTTTAAAAACACTCATGAACACCACCTCACGCAAACCATATGTAATTGTTGCCAATCTTCAGCTTATTCTCATTGTTTGTGCCCACAATCTGATACCAATTATTTGTATTATCTATCTCATCTGGTGTATTCAAATAGCGATAAAACAAGCCGTTAGAATTAGCAAAAAACAGCTGTGTTATTAATGCTCGTCCGTCATGTGCTGGATAAGCGCTCATTAAAACAGTTCCCCATTGCTTATTGCCGTTAATTACAATTTCATTGGCTCGGTGTGCAAGACAAGCATAAACGTTATCGTCTTTATAGTGCTGACGCAACCAGTCGTTCATTTGTTGCGTACCATTAAAAGTACCGGAACACAAATTGCCATCAAATGCCTTTGCGGTGATATTGGCTAATCCGCCTTGCGTGCCGTTGCCAAAACAATATGTGTAAATATTGTGGTCACGAAAGCCGAACTGTATGGTGGCTGCATTTCCAGCAAAATTAACTTCGTTACTATAAGCTACCGGCAAAGGTACATCTTCATGATAATAACGTTCGTCTGCCTTGTCCTTAGTGTAGTAATTATCGGGATCAAATATTTCTTTTTTGTTTGCTATATCTATCGTTATTTTCGAACCATCTGCATCCGGAGTAATTTTAATGTTATCCCCGGCGATTAATTCAAGAACAGCCTGTTTTACTGCCGCAACAAGTTCTTTGTCACCGATTTTTACTTTAGAAAATGCGTTTTGATTAACTTCTGCTTTATCTTCAATGCCAGATAGCTTTTCTTTTTCAGCATCCGTCATTTCTACCGCTGCCGCATTATTCATATATTCAATCTTTGTTACGCTGGTTGCATTCGTCGTTACCGCTGCAGCAAAAACTCTTACGACATTTTTCCATTCTGTACCGTTATACATGTACATCTTCTGCTCAAGTGTGTTGAACACATGAGTATTTGTTGCGACGCCGGATGGCAAAGAAGCAGAAAATACTGGTTTTGTTGTTACGCTTCCGTAAGATAAAGCACCTGCGTTATTCCGTTCTACAAACAGATAGCTTGTTATATTAATCGGCAACGTCCATGCACTGATTTTCTTATCAATTGTTTCTACATAATCTTTCGCACCGTTTTCATTAAAGCCGTCTGCCAGCGTTAAAATTATAGGTGTCGTACTTCCGTCAATAATGACCGACAATCCATCACCGGAAAGAAAACTGTACTTCCCGCCGCTGTTTTTCCCGTATAAAATACGCTGCCGAAGACCGCTCCCGCCGCCTTTTGATTGTGCGGAGGAAAGCGCATTCCCGATTGTCTTGATTTCTTCCCTATTCTTTAGTACAGCTTCTTTCGTACTGTCTCCCTGCGGCGTCGGGTTCAAAGGATATTTTTCCGTATAAGGCATTTAAACCTCCTCGTAAGTATAATCAAACTGCCGCAAAGCGATAGCGCCCTTGGCGACAAATATTTTTATCTGCAGATGTCGGTTTGCTCCGCCGCCGATCTTATTTACTTTCGTATACTCATTGCTATTCAGCCTACCGGTTGCATTAATCAACTTTTCATTCGCATAGTATAACTTTGTACCGGCCGCCTTGAATGTAACAGGTTTTGCACGTTTATCGCTAATCGTAATACTGCCATAACCTTCGATACGGTTGCTTGATACGAAATTATAAGAAAACAGCAGCAAGAACAGTCTTTGCGCCAATCTGTTCCCTGAAACAATCGACGTCGTAATCTGTTCTCCGTCATCGGTATCAACACCCATATCCAGAATGCCGATTTTGTTTCCGTAAGCGATATAGACATCCTTGCCGACCGTCAGTACGTCATGCAGATCATGAACGAAAGACCTTGACGTGAAAACGCCACGGCCATCCTCATACCGCGGCAGATAATGATAAATAAATACATCCTGATTCTTCCCCGGCTTAATCCATAGTTGTTTTCTTCCGGGAATATGCCACATCCGGGCTTGTTCCGATGTAATCGTTGTCAGTTGTGCATTAATATTAAGACCCACTTCGGACGGCTGAATATTCGCATACGTATTTGTCGGAACAAAACTCATCAGCCCCGCATCGCCTAAATAATAACTTCGGTCATCAATGCTGATAGAACTACCGCAGCACAAAGCCGTTTCAGAAAGAGGATAAACAGCAAGTGTCTTCTCGTGTGGATTACCAACAACTTGATACGCCCGCCCATATTCTTTGTATACAATGATAGCCTTTGACAAGAAATCAATAGCTATAATACAGCCGGGATCTTTATAACCAACCTCTACATACTGCGCAGAAGCGGAATTATTGCTGTCCGGCGTCCACGATCTATAATCACCAACAGCTGACCATGTGATACGGTGTCCATAAATAGACGCCACAATGACAGAGCCGCTGTGGCTGCTCACAAACTCGCAAGTAGGGCTTTCATCTACAGTAGACAGCACGCCAGCACCGGAAACAGCCTGCAATTTACCGCCGGAAGCAATCAAAATGTCATGATTAAAAGCATGATACTTCGGAGTGCTGTTCCCCGTTAGCGTTCCCATCGGCGTTACTGTTACCCAATCTGCCGTTTTGTACAAATCACGTCCGCAGGAAAAGTAAAACTGCTTGCGGTAATTGTCATAATACAGGCTCTCGATATCCGCCGTTCCCGTATAAATTATTTTCACGCCCGGCACTGTTTGAAGCGCGCCGTCCATCAGGCTGTATTCGCAGTTAATCGCCTGCGTTAAACTCTGCATATCAATGCTTTCTGCAGACTTGCTCCAGTCCAGACCTAATCTGAAACCGTTTGTCGAAGCAAAGAAACGCTCACCCATATTATCGCCCTCTTGCCGCTTGGATTGCCGTTGTTAAATCAGCAATAAACGCTTTATCTGCACTGGCATAATCCAGCATTAAAGATTTCTTTTTGACAAGAAATGAGACCAGCTGCACAAGCACAAAATGAAAGATTTCACTGAATGGAATCGAATCAGTTTCATCTGATACATGCGGCTTTTTCACAGCGTAAAATACATCATTGACAGTCTTTCCACCGTACGTCTGGAAAGACCCGTTCACAATGCGCACGGGATAACCCGCCGCCGGAATAAACGCTGTAAAATTACCGGGTACCGGATTATTGTTGTTAATGTCCATACTTTTTACAACTTCTCTGTCTTTCATCGGGACCAAAATCATCACGAGATAATCAATAGCCGCGTTAATATAGGGGATGTATTCCGCACTGTCATCTAAAATTTCATTTGTATCCAGATTAATCATCGTAATCAGTTCGCCTGCAGTCATACGGCCAGTACCCCCTCGCTATAAACCCACTTTCATCGTTCATCTGCCGCGCCATTTCTGAAATCGTATCTTCCCATCCGGAAACAAACGATAAATCCGCTTTCAGGATCCGCGCTACCATGTAATTCACCAGAAGACTTTCTATTTCTGCCGGATAACCGCTTTCATCATCCATTTCTTTGTAATCTGCAGATGGGATATATACGACGGTCAGTCCTCTTTGTGCCGCACTCTTCGCAGTAATGATTTTGTGGTCTTCCATCGTGTAATCAGCGGGATGACCATACATATCCTTTACTGATACAATCCGCAATGCGAAAGAAGAAAGCCCAATTGTTGGTCTGTTCGGAACTCCCGTCTCCGTTACACGTAAAATATCCGGAATATACCGCAGTACAATCTTATGTAGAATATGATTTCCTTCGTTATAAAACTCCAGAAACTGATACGGCGTATAGTTCACCTGCGACGTATCGCCCACCTGCATATACGCACGGTTAATCAAGTCTTTAATTATCATGGTTACTCCTTAAGAAAAGGAAAGAGGGCTTTTACAGCCCTCACCTTATCTCCATTGAAATTACTCTACAGCACCGCCGGTCATGACTTGAATCACGCCATAATCTTTGCTGTTGTAGATGGATTTTTCAATACCACCGAAGAACGCGATACCGTTCCCCTGTACATTGCCGTAATCATCCTCATCTTTAATGAAGCGAGCTTCGCGGGCTACAGCGAAGCATGCCGCCTGTTGCCCAAGAAGCAGGTTATGAACAACATTTGCAGAAGACGCACCGGTTTTCGTATTCATGACACGTTCATATTCATACAGAACGACGCCGTCATATTCGCCGAGCGCTCCGGTGAAAATCGGGTTTTTGCTGCCGCGGATTGCCGCGTTCTGCTGTGCCGCCTGCCATACCGGATCTGCTTTCAAGTCACGCGCTGCCCATGTGCCGACAAGCATGATGTATTTCTCCTGTCCGTCAATCTTGAGCGGTTTCACTGTCGGTTCATGCATTTTAGCCTTGCGTTTTGCGCGGCCGATTACCGCACAGGTCAGCTTGTCATTAGCCGTTAAAGAAACCTCTGTTCCTGCCGTAGACGCAATAAGACGTTCACCGGTTGTCGGATTGGCGGTCAGTGCGGAAATCAGCTTGTTATCTTTCCAGTCAGACAGCCACTGCACCAACACCCCCTTGATAAGAGGCAAATTTTCATACGGAGATTTCTGGTCATCCGCCTCAAAGCGCGTAACTGCGTTTCTGACCAAAGTAGTCTTTACGCTGAAATCATACATCTGCATTTCTTCTTCATTGCCTTTAAGCGTGTTGTTACCAGAAACACCGTTCCCTTTAAGATTCATTGCCAGTCCAAAGTTTACTTCATCGCCTTTAGCCTGTTTTAGATCTTTATTCGTATGAACAACATTACTCCCGTTAGTAGACGTAAACTTATCAAAATAAGAAGCTTTTAAACCTTCTCTCCATACCTTTTTCGTCCAGAGCTTAGGAACTAATTTTTCAGGAATTTTAAATTCATGTGCCATATTTCATTCTCCTTTTTGTAAAATAATTAATCACCGCAGAGGTCATCAATCTGCTTTCTGATTTCCGCCGGAAGCTCGTTTTCACGATCTTCTTCTACATACTTGAGGATTTCTTCCTCAGACAGTTTCGCGCCGGTCGGAGCACCGCCGTTTAACGCGCTTGCTTTTGGCAATGTTTTAGCCGTTTCAAGCGGATTTTGTGCAGGCGTGGTCATTGCTGATTTTACCTTTTCAGCAAAATCACGAATAACTTTAAAGTCTGCATCAGTGCCTATCCCCTGATCAATACGTGAAAATGCCGCATCAATCGGAGCAGCGTCTTTTCGCGTCATGCCATCCAGCATTTCAGTGCCCTTCTGCCACAGCTCGCCGATATTCGGAATAGCCTTAAGCTCGCCAATAAACGCTACATTTTTCTGATAGGTTTCCTGCCGCTCTTCCTGCTGGTGTGTCATCTGATATTCAATCCGTGCCTGTTCATGAAGAAGTTCCTGATACTTTTGTGCATCGGTGAACATTAAATCAGATGCGTCATCAATCTTGAGCCGACGTGCGGCTTCCTGCTGCGCATAACTGCGAATTTGATTCAAATCTTCCGGAGATAATACCGGTTTCTGTGACATGCTCATCTGCGAACGCAAAGTGTTAGCCGCTTCTTCGGCCGCTTTTCTGCGAGCCCTTTCTTCTGCCAGTGCTTTCTTCAAATCACCGCCTGCCGGATTGTCTTCTGCTTCTTTTGTCGGTTCAATTTTCGTTTTAGGTTCCGATTCAGGATCAGGGTCAGTTTTCGGCTGTTTACCTGCAGAATTATCTTCGGGTTTCTTTGGATCATTACCCGCTGGAGTTGTCGGTTCCTGTTTATCAAGACCTACTTCTTTCAAATCCTCTGCGTCAAAGCCTAAATCTTCTGCGTTGAGCATTGTTTCGTTTTCCATGATTATCTCCTTCTGCCGGTTTAACGACGTCGGCGGTCGAATAATTTTGTTTGTAGTTTACCGTCTCTTTTCGGACGAAAGAAAAAAGCCTTTTAACGTCGTTGCTTAGGACGATATATCAAGGCATTACTGCCCTAATAGCTGTGGTTGTTGTATCGGAATTTGCGGTTGCACCGGCGGAGCGATTGCACGCCCTTTCAGTGCTAATCTTTCCTGCATAATCTGCTGCGGTGAAATATTCACGCCGATAGACTGTAGCGCCGTTGATAGTGCTTCCGCCGGTAAATCTTCAATACTTGCGCTGACTTTAAGGTCCGGTATTTTCGGCTGTTCGGAAGCCTGCTGCATACGCTTCTTGACCGTTTCTTTTTCCGGGAAATCCATGAAGTCAAGAATGATATCCATCGGAATATCAACACCTGCCTTCTTCGCTTCCAGCAACTGATACAAATTCGCCCGCCGTGCGGTAGCGCTTGCCTGCGACGTTGTGATTACAATGTCGAAATCGAAAGCGGATAAATCATACAGTACTTTCGTTACCGGGTCACCGTTTTCATCCGTCACCGGCATACCGTTCTGATCTACCGTCTGCTGTTCTTGCATTGCTTGTCCCAGTCCTGGCTGTATCTGCACAAATTCTTTCTTGCCATCTTCGCCAAGGATCCGCATAACTTTATCTTTGTTATAAAACTGCGGGATTAGTCCCGGCGTGTATGTGTCACCCCACAGAAGTTTGACGATCTGCAACTCAGCTTCTTTTGCCTTATCGAATATTTCCGCCGTCTGCACCGTGGTAACTGACTGCCGTAAGTCAATCGCCTTCCCGCTCATTGCTCCGATGCTGCCTGACAGGCTCTCCGGAGTAATGCCTGAAATCGTGTAGAAATCACTGCTTGAGCGGTTTTCAAGCTCTATATTATTGACAGACTGCGCTGACGGAAGCCCATCAGTAAATGTCACACCCGGTTTCAAGAAAATATTAGCGCCCGGCGTTGTAGACAGATTCCGAATTTCCCGTTTTTCTTTTTCATCAAACTGCGGTCCAGTCCAAAAACGAACACCGAGCGACTGCTGATTGACGATATGCATACGCTGGCTGCGGTTCTTGTTGAGTTCGCGCTGTGCGTCTTTTAAATCCCGTACAATCCCCGCCGGTTCCAGTCCGTCATCTAAATCTTCTCCGTAGCCCGACAAGTAGCAATACTGCCGCACAAGGGGGAATTGATTGTGCTTATAAGGACTTTCGCCCTCTTCAAGTAACACTTCCCCGCAGAATGTCGCGTATCTGATTTTTGTAACTGGGATTTCTTCCGGTTCTGCTCCGGACCTTAAAAAAGCCGAATATAAATCCGGCTGCGATTCGTCAACAATCATCCCATCTGCAGAGAAAATCTTCTTCCGCGTGTACTCTTTATACCAATACTGAACCACCCTTAATTTCTTTAAATCGCGCGAATACCAGAGCGGCTCCGTATCAACTGTCTCCAATTCACTGTCATCGTATTTATGCGCGAGCATGGCAATTTCATCTGCTTTGTCCGCATATATTTGCTTCAATTTATCCGGACTTTCCCAGCTGTAACGCCCGCAGTAGAAAGCGTCTGACAAATCATCTTCTTTGCATTCCGGATCCACAAACACATCAAAAGGACTGACATTTTTTATCTGTATCCGACCGTCCATACGGGCATAATCAAATTCATAACTGACCCAATAATTTCCGACGCCACAGATAACCGCGTCTTTGAATGCCTTTTTCTTAACGCTCTGATAATTCGTCTTGTCAAAAGTGTACTTTGTAATACCTTTGGCCACACGTGCTACCCGGTCATCTTCTTCCGAGCGCGGCAGAAAATCCGGCTCTGTTTCGTTTTGTGCTGCATAGCCGGAAAGAAGATTGACGACTGGACGGATCCGATTAATCGTAATTGCCGGGCGGGATTTCTGCTTCATTGCTTTCAGATCGGCATCCGTCCACTGTTTACCGCGCATGAAATCATAATCTTCTTTCGCGGTTTTCCGCCATTCGCTTGTCAGCTGCAGTGCTTTTTTCACATTACTTCGCGCTTCGGATAAATCAAAACTCATTCGACCAGTTCTCCTCCATACATCATTTCATACATTTGTTCAAGCTGCCACTGTGGCATCTGCGCTGCGAACGCCGCCAGTTCTTCATCGCTCTTTTTCGCCGGAATTAAAATTCCATTCTCCATACGTTCACCAAACTCTGACTTAAGCACTCTGTATGCATAATCTCTAAGCGCTCTGTCACTCATTACACGCCCCACGCTGTTGGTTCATCCCCTTCCTCATCTTCATATCTATAGCCATCATTTAATGCTTTTTCTACTTTTACCGGCTGAATCGGACGACTCATCAAGAAATATCTAACGCTGTCGTAACTATGGTCTTCTTGTTGTGTATCCACGTCCTCGACTTTGTGCTTATCGTATGTCAATGCCGGCAGCGTCCGTATCAAGTGATAACACGTTTTGAATATCTTGAACTTTCGTTCTTTTAATCGTAAGTGTACCTGCATTTTCCCGGCTAACCTGTCATTATCCGCCGGATACCACGGCACGCCTTCCGCCGCGAAAACTTCCGCAATCGACGGCCCGTCATGTCCTGTCTTTTGCCAAATCGCCGGATCTGCAATGCCAAATTCACTGCCCAAATGCTTAATTTTCTGCGCCACTTCCCGTGCCGTTTCCTGCGTACCCATGTTGACCGTTCCCGGCTTACAGCCGTACCATTCATTAATTACATAGACAACGCCGTCATAATCTACCGCATACTCATAAATCGCATACGGTTTACTGTATCCCCAATCCATAGACCGTCCGCGTTGCCAGCTTGGGGGGATCTCAAACGGTTCAACAACGTGTATATCCGTCCGGAACTCCTCAAAAACCTGCCCCTCGAATATATTCCAATCGCCCTCACGATACGCTTTTCTTAGCTTATCCGGCAGCGTATCAAGCGCGTCACTGTATCCTGCAGGCAAGTACGGATTATCATCTATCCGCGCCTGGACGAAAGCAATTTTATTCGCAAAATCTTGCATTTCCGGCGGAATATTTCTGTCAATAAACAGATTCTTCACCCACATATGACCTTTACCGCCGGGGTTCGTTCCGGCAATCAGCTTAGGATCCTCGACGCCAACCCAACGCAGACGCATACGTAAAAAATCAAAGACAGTCTGCTCATTCAGCGTCAATTCATCAATTGCGATGGCCGCAAATTCGGACGATAGATATTTTGACGGATTATCAAGATTGCGGAAACATATCACACCGCTGCCGAACGCCGGATTTAATGTAAATTCATGCGTCGCTTCTTTGTAGCTGCCGAGCCAGTCCGGGAACTCCATTTTTATCTTTGACAACTGTCTATCCCGCAGTGCCGGGTAGTCTTCACAAAACAGCCCAACGCGGATACCTTTTAATTTCAAATGCTTGTACCAGCTGATCAGGAGATAAACCAGTTCCCAACGCAATATATACGATTTTCCGCCGCCTGCTGCACCGCCATAAAGAATGTATGTGTTATCCTTGACCGCCCGCATAAATTCACGCTGTTTTGCCGTTGGATGAATAATGTCATTAACAAGATTAATCGTCTGTGCTGATGTCATCATCTACCACCAAATTAATACCAATATTTCCGGATAATTCTTTTTCTTGCTTATCTCTCCATTCCGGTTTCCGGTTCGTCAGCCAGAAAATAAGTGCTTTCACGTCCGGTGGTACATGCCGAGTTACTCGCTTAGTTACTTTCATTACAGCTTTATTTTTTGCGTTTTTATCCGCAATCAGCTCTGATGTCGTCTCTATATAGTCATATCCTTTAGCTCTTTTTAATAATGCGTTCTCAACTTCGATATCAACAACTTCTTTCCCGCGCGATAAAGCCTCGGAAAATTCGGGGTACTTCTTAATCCATGTATACAATGTATCTTGATTAATGCCGATATTATGCGCAATCTGCTCATTACTTAATCCGTCTCGCGCCCATGCCTGCAGGCGCAAAAGATTATCCGGAAGAAGCCACTTTGCATACTTTCCCTTTGCGCCCACAGTAATCACCGCCTTTTAGATAAACAAACGAAAAGCACGCACTTTGGTAGAGTACGTGCTTTCTTATTTCAGGGAGGAATTCCTGAACTTTTACACTATCATAATACCACATTTAAAAGTCGCATTTAGTCGCAACTTGTGTTTTTCGTGAAATTTCTTGAATTGCACGGTCTCTCATTCTCATACATGTACTCCTGTCAAAATGATGATCCAAAGCAATCT